TTTACTTTGTTTTTGAGGTCGTAATGACAGGAACTAGGAAAATAAGAATTGATCAAATATCTGACGTAATGGACGAGGCGGCACAGTTATTGGTAAAAGTAACAACATTAGAATGGACAGCAAGGGTAAAGAAAGCCACTCCAGTTGATACTGGAAGACTTAGGGCCGCATGGCAGACAGATATAAAACCATATGAAGGGGTTATTAGTAATAATTTGGAATATGCAGAACCAGTTGTTTATGGTGAAAACTTGCCGCCTTCATGGGGTGGACAATATCGAACAAGACAACAAACAGTAAAAGGTTATCCAGAAATTATTGGGAAAGAATTAACGAATTGGGCCAAAGATGAATATGAAAAAATCAAAGGAGCAATCTAATGGCAGCCGTTGACCTAAACACAATCAGATCAACTATTGAGGCTCGATTAGCAACAGAGCTTGCAAGTAGCCCTGTCATCCCTGTTGTATTTAACAATATGGCTTATGACTCAACAGGCGTTGAATCATTTGTTCAGTGTCAAGTTAGCTTTGGTGCAAATGTTTATTTAACTCAATCAAGCGATTCTCATAATTCTGTAGTTGGTTTGATTCTTCTAAATACTTACACCCCAGAAGGAACAGGGGCAGGAGCCAATTTAACTATTGCAAAAAGGATAAGAGATTTATACAACCGCCAAACAGTTTCTAGCGTCATTTTTGATGCACCTGTTGGGCCAGAGTCCTTAACGGGTGCCCCTGAAGGTTTTTATCAAACACAGATTAGAATAACTTTTGAAGTCTTTGAAAATCTTTAATCATGGAAATTACAGAAGAGATGCTCGATGCAATCGAAGCTGTGAAGGGTCGGAGAGAGCCAGCCTATTGGGATAATCGTTGCAAGAGATACATGGAAAAAAACAAAACAACTATTAAAAATGTAAAAGATACTAAAAAAGGTTAATATACCTTTAATAGCTTTTCTTTGTTTAAATGACTGCCATTAAGGGAGATGTTGGGAAGATCATGTTTGAAAATGCTGGCGGCACTGAAGCTGACGTTGGACAAACTAGATCATGGTCTTTATCGGTTACAAAAGACACTCATGAAACAACAAAACAAGGTGACACATCAAAATCATTTATTGGTGGTTTGATTTCTGGAGAAGGTTCAGCAGAACTTCTATATAATCCGAGCGAAACAGGCGCAGGTTATACAACTTTTATTGATGATGTCTTAACAACAGGCGATAATGGCGATGCTCTTTTTGAGTTGTTTCCAGACTCATCGACTTCAGCAAAAAAGATCAGTTTTGCTGGCATCATCACAGGCGCAGAATATGGCGCAACGATTGGCGAAACTCAAATTATCAATATTAGTTTTATTACTAACGGTGCAATTACCTCTGCTATTTAATAGCATAAATTAAACAACCCCCCCCCAACCATGGCAACTAAAAGAACTCTTGACACCTTAAAGGAGGCGTTTGATTTAAATAAAAGACGGAAATTTGATGTAAAAGATGATGATGGAAATGTAGTTATTAGCTTGTATTTTAAAGCGATTACACGATCAGACAGAAAAAAAGCAATAGAACGAGCTGGTTCTGAAGATGCTTTAGTCGTTTCCACTCACATGCTTTGTCAGTTAGCAGAATTAGAAGATGGTAAAAAAGCTTTTTCACCTGCTGATGTTGGTAATTTGCAGACAGAATTACCAGAAAATGTTTTAAATGAAATTGAATTATTTTTATTTGGTATAAATGCAGAGGTTACAGTTGAAAACGTAAAGGAATCTTAAGGGGGGACAACTGGCTAAATTTTGAGTTTTTCCTTGCAACAGAATTAGGCAAAACAATTAGTGAGTTAAGGTCGCAACTCACAGAGGAGGAATTTATTTTTTTCGCTGGTTATTATGATTTAAAATATGATAGAGAAAAAAAAGAGGCTAATGCTTTTAAACGCCGTTCAGGTTATAGTTAAACAAGTGAGCTTATAGTTGTGGCAGTCTCAAATGTAGAGCTAAGAGTTGACGCAAAACAAGCAATAACCGCTTTAAGATCTGTTGATGTCCAAGCACAGAAATTTAATAAAACTGTCAATGGTACTCAAGGCAAATTAAGAGATGCAAACAAAGGATTAAGCGTTTTACCTAAAGGATTTTTTGCAACTGGTAACGCTGCCAAGGGTGCAGCAGTGGGAGTTGGAGTCTTTGGCGCAGCGATGCAAAACGCACTATTACCTCTTCTAGGGATTACAACGGCTGTTGCTGCTTTTACTAAAGTTTTTCAAGTATTACAAGCACAAGATTTTGCTAGTGCAAAAGTCAAGACCTTGGGGGTTGATGTTGATACCTTAAAACCAAAATTAAAATCTTTATCTAATGAATTAAGTGGTCAAGCATCGTCTTTAGATTTGCTTTCAGCTTCTTATGATGTTGCCTCTGCTGGCTTTGGTGAAGTGGCAGAGCTTACCGATGTTTTAACTGCCTCACAACTTGGAGCTACAGGTGGTTTCTCAGATCTTGGCACTGTTGCTGATGCAACAACCTCTGTTCTAAATGCTTATGGATTAGAATCCGAAAAGGCAGCAAAAATTGTTGATGGATTCGTCCAGACACAAAATGACGGTAAAATAATTGTTGAACAATATGCACAACAGATTGGTCGTCTAGCTCCAGTAGCAGCAGGCGCAGGTGTGGGAATAGATGAATTAAATGCTGCTATATCAAGTGTTACTGCAACGGGTGTTCCTGTTGAATCGACATTTGCTGGATTACGACAAGTTATATCTTCAATACAAAAACCTACAAGTGAAGCGTCAAAAGCTGCTGAGAAATTAGGGATAGATTTTAGTGCTACAGCACTTAAAACAAAAGGGTTAGGTGGAGTATTAAGTGAGCTAATAGAAAAAGGTGGAGCTAGTGAAGAAACACTTGCACAATTCTTTGGATCTGTAGAAGCAAGGACAGCAGTATTACCCTTATTAAATGATCAGCTAGTTTCTTTTAATAAAAACTTAGAAAATCAAGCAAATGCTCAAGATGTTGCTGCTAAAGCAGCTTTTACAGCATCTAATACAATTCAAGGACAACTGACCAGATTAGGCTCTGCATTTACAAATTTAACAGCCGAGGGATCAGAGTTTGGAATCCTTATTAGGGAAAGTTTAAAAATTGCAGCCGTAACAGTTGAAGCTTTAGGGGCTGCATTTAAATTAATACTTGCACCCGTTAGATTTATTTCTGCAGCGGTTGGAGAGGTAGGAAAAGCTATTGCAGAAGCAATGGGCGTTGATGCAACTAATACTTTATTTGAATTAGAACAAGGTTGGATAATGGTCAAGGAGGGTGTTACTCAATTTTCTGATGCAGTAATAAATCTAGGTAAAACTGTAGGTACAATTGTGGGGAAAATTCTTAAGGCTGTCATAGGTGCTTTTAAAAAAATTAATGATTTTATCAATGGCAATCCTGTTCTTAAATTTATATTTGGAATTACAAGACTTCCTAAATTATCCATAAAGGTCGATACTAATTTAGACGCTGTTAATCAATTAAAAGAAGGTGTTGAGAATACTGCTACAGCATCAAATAATATTGTCAAAAGTAACTTAAAAAATAAACAAGTAATTGAAGATACAACAGACAAAATAAACCAACAAAATGAAGCGGCAGACAAACTAAAAGACAAATTTACGGAAATAGGTCAAGGCATTGAACAAGGAATAGTTTCAAATTTAACAGATGCAGTAATGGGAACAAAAACATTAGCTCAATCTGCTATTAGTGTATTAAATCAGTTAAAAAGAAAATTAATAGAAGTTGCTATACAACGGGCTGTCTCTGGTATTGGTGGAAAGATTGGCGGTTTTTTAGGATCAGTTTTTGGAGGTGGTAAAGCGGCTGGGGGTCGGGTTGCGGCTGGTAAAACTTTTGTTGTAGGTGAAAAAGGTCCAGAGTTGTTAACAATGGGGTCTAGTAGAGGATTTATTACACCAAATAATGAATTAAGAGG